TGTCGGCGGGCACCGGCGTAACCGAGATTTCCTGCGGTTCCCAGTCGCGTGCGAGGTATTCCTTCTCCTTCGCGCCCTTGGGCGTCGTCTCCAGCAGTTCCCCGATGTTGACGCCCATGCTGATGTTGCGGATTACTCCGGCTTCGATGTCATCCCAGATCGGCGTCACGTCATCGCGCTCGCTGAATCGGAGCGTAGCCTTCGCTTTACCACCATCTATCCAGCCTTTTTCGACAACGCCGATTTGATCATTGAGGGTAAAGCGGCTATGGGAATTTAGGACCGGGGCTCCGACGTTCAGCCGGTCCAGCTTCACGTCTTCCGGCTTCATCGAAAACGTCAACCACCACTTATCGCCGGTCCACCAGTCGAGTCGTCCGATCCTCGCCCCGCTGTAGAAAACAACGTCCCGCACGCGCCCCTGCTGTTCCGGCTGGGACGCGAGAATTTCCGCTGCAAGGGTTTCGCGCTTCATGGCGTGTTGCCTCCTGTAATGTTCTCTCCGGCCTTCTCAAGCGGGACCATGGCCCCCTGAATGTAGAGTTTATCTCCACCTTCCATCGGTGGCCGGTCCTCTTTTTCTCGCCCCTCATTCGGCGTTTCCTGTGCCGATGCGACCATTTTGGAGTGATACTCCGCCCTACTTGCCGAGTCGCCGCGCATCAGCGCGTTCAGGTTGAACTTCGAGAAATACTGCCTCCGCTCCCGGTCTCCGAGCAGCTGAAAGTCGATCCGCTGCTCAATCCGGCGGGCCAGCGGCGCCATGCGGCCCGTGACCCACAGAATCGCCAGATGCTCCACGTTATTGAAGGTCATCTTGTCGAGGTGGTGGATCATGTGGAGCGGCACACCGTAGATTCGGGCGATGTCCTCGAGTTTGAATTTCCGCAGTTCCAGGAACTGGATATCCCGGTGGTTGATCGGCACCGTCTTGATTTCGATGCCCTGCTCCAGGATGCCGAGTTTGTGTGACCGCCCCAGCCCGCCGTGCTGCTGTTGGAACCAGTCATTCAGATTCGCGCGGGCCGGGTCCCCAAGTTTCCCCGGCGTCGAGAGGTAGTGTGGCGGCGTCGCATTGTTGCTGAAGAACCGCGAACCATACTCCTCGGCGGCCAGCCCTTCCCCCAGGTTCTCCCGGAGAATCTGAACTGGCGAATACCCCTTGATGCCGTCAAACCCGAGGCCGGGAACGTGGAAAACGTCCCAGTCAGTGTAGGGCGTTACCGATCCGTTGTCCTCGCGGAAGGCATAGAGCCGCCGGCCAGTTTCCCCGTCCAGGCTGACATCCATCCGGTCGGGCCGTTTGTACTCAAGAGCGGTCAACTGGTTACGGGCGTTCCATTTCGGAATCGCGTAGAAATTCCCCCATTGACTTAGGCTCAGGCTACAGGATTCCCAGAATTCGTATGCGGTCTGATTCGGGCTGGCGGACGCATGGATCACCGAATGGACCGGATGCTCCGGAGCAGGCTCATTGCCGCGATCGAGTCGCCGATGAATGCCGCATGGGACCGATGCCAGTGCATCGGCGAGCACTCGATTGCAAGCCCAAACGCCCGAGAGTGCCAGGCTGCTTTCTTCCGACACCCGGCGGCCGGCGGATGTCATCGTGCCGATGCCGTTGTACCAGAAATCGTCATCAGGCGGAGGTGTAGCCGACAGGTTCTGACGCCCAATCGACAGCGAAATCGGGCCACTTGGAGAGTTCCAGGCATCCCGCACGCGCTCTGTGATCTCAGGAAATAGGCTCATTCTTCAGCGCCTCAGTGAAGACTGTGTTGATGGCAGCGGCATCCTGCCTCAATTTCCAATTTTTCCAATTATCGATCAGTGAAAGCGCCTGTTCGATGCATTGTTCCTCGGCCACTTTAAGGGTGTCCGCATGGAAGCACACGCCCGGCATAGATGGAATTTGAACAAACCACGTTCCGTCATCCCACTGAGTAGCCATCATGCCTATCGGAAAACCGCCAGTGAAATCTTCACGCCCTCTGCTCATTCGCTTCCCTTCGCAAATACAGCCCCAATGGCAGCGGCATCATTTTCTACGCTGTCAGCCGGATCACCGCAAACAATGACTTCTCCCAATTCGCGCAGCAGCGCGGAGGCGTGCCAATCGCGCTCGCCCACGGCATACGCGGCCTCTAAATTCAGGCGCATGTATTTATCAGTGATAGAATCCGGCAACGCACTAAATACGGCCCGCCACGCCCCATCTGCTTGCCTCACGGTCACAATCACAAACGGATCATCGGTATCCTCATGGCCTTGATACCAAATCGGCTGCTCCTGGACGTTTTCACTCATTCGCTTCCCCCCAGCATAAAAACACCGCGATCCTCGTACACCGACCGTTCCATCTCGCCCGCCACCGGTTGATACATGGCCGTGATTCCGGCCGCCATCGGGTCAATCCGCTTTGACGATTTCACCCGATCCGGCTTTTTCGGCCTAATCAGGTCGTTTGTGTCGCTCACAGTACTCAGGCATGAGGCCGCGAAATTCATCAGCGGGTTGTTCCCATGGCGAATATTCCGATTCGCCACCAACCCGAGAAACCGCCGCGTCGCCTCATTCAGTTGGGTGACGGTCTGCTTGATCTCGGCAGTGGTAAATCCCTCATCGGTCAGCGTGGAGCGGACCTCACGGGCGTTGTAGGGATCGAAACAGACCGTGCGGAGGTCGAACATTTCGCCCGCCCACCGGATGCGATCCTTGATGGCCCGGTTGTCGATCTCCATTCCGGGCGTCGTCTCCAAGAATCCGCGCCGGGCCCAGTCCGAATAGGTGACTTTGTCCGCCTTCTCGCGGATCTTCACCTGCCCCTCGGCCATCCACGCGAACCCGACCCAGGTCCAGACCTCATCATCATCGAAGGGCGGAAATACCAGCGTCACGGCCGTGAGGTCTACCGTCGCCGCGAGATCGACGCCTAACCAGCATGGTTTGTCGAGCAAATCCCATTTGCGGATGAGCAGCTCAACATCGTATTCCGGCCACTCGCGGAGATCCACGCCGAATCGTTCCTGATCTCGCCAGACATCCATGTCGATAACCCGCTGTTCGCGGGCGTTCGACATGACGTTGAGGTGATAGCGGATGTATTTCGGCTTCTCGGTTGGGTCTTCCAGCGCCTTGTTGAGTTCGAGGACAATTGCCTCATCCTTGAGGAATCCGCCGTTATCCTCGTGGCTCGGGTTTGCCGCGACGCGGGCTTCCCGAGACATCCAATAATCAGGCTCAGTCTGGATTCGTTTGGCGTCGGCGCAGTGAATATCGACATAGAACGTCGGATCGATGATGGTTCCATCAAGCACACGCTGCGCGCGCTCATCCTCTTTTTCCCACAGCGGACACTCGTACTCCTCACCGCGGGTTGTGAGGCCGATACTGAGCGGTTCATTTCGGCTGATGGTCCCCTTGTCTCCAACATCCTGGAGAATGGCGCACGCCTGCGTTTTCCAGCGGTGGACCTCGTCCTTAATGAACAGGCTCGGCTCGATGCCGTCCCAAATGCCGCCCTCTGAAGAGATGACCTGGTAGAATCCGCGTCCGTCGCGTCTGATAATGCGCTTCTGAGAGGCGATGATCCTAAGCACTGACTTGAGCGCCGGATTCGCATCGACCAGTTCTGCTGCCGCTCGGAAGACGATGTTCGCCTGGTCCTTGGCGGCGGCGGCGCCGTATGCCTCAAGAGGCCGGGTCTCAAGATCCGGCTCAAGACAGAGATGCAGGAGCGGCAGACCGCCGACCTCGAACGACTTGCCGTTCTTTTTGGCGACCGAGATGTAGCCGCGCCGGTATTGCCGGGTTCCATCCTCCGGCCTGACCGTTCCGTACAGGGACCGGATGTCGCGCTCCTGCCACGGAAGCGCGGTGAACTTGATCGGACGATATAGCCCCTCGTAGAAGAGCACCGCCCGGCAGCCGCGGCACATCGGTTTGCCAGTCTTGCCGCTCGGCGAGCACCAGGTGTCGGCGCCGCAGTACGAGCATGTGTCGGGAGCGTACTGACCACTCATAGCTCCAACCGTCCCGGCCCCGAAGATGCCAGCGCAGACCGTTGAGAGAAATTCACCACGGGTGATATCCATCGTTTCAGCCGATCATCTCCGCTATCGGGTCTATCACCATGCCCGTGTCACCCACCGCCAGGCGAGACCGTGAGGCCGGGGTCAGACCAAATTCCGTACAAAATGATTTGACCTGTTGCCACGCCTTCTTACTCACTGCGTTCTGAAGGCTCAGGCGGTTGTAGCTGATGTTGACCTCACGGTACTCTTCGACCAGTTCTTCAGGGGTCAGCTTTTCCGCTCGCTTCTCACTGGCCGCGCCTTTAATGGCGGCCTGAAGCCGTTCAATCTCCCGATCGGCAGCCGTGGCGTGGGCGTAGGCGACGCAAACGCCTTCAAGCGCCATCGCATCTACCGTGGTCAGCAGGTTCAGCCGGTCAAGTTCAGCGGTGAGGGTTTTCCAGATCCGCTTCGAAACTGCGGGCATCCTGGGTGGTGGCCTATTGACGCCTTTAGCGGGTTGGGGCTCGGGGAGTATCGGACGCCGGCCGCGATTTCCCTCCAGAATCTTCAGTGCTGTCGGTTTCCGTCGTCCGCGGTCCATTTCAAAAAAGGGGGCTTAGTCAAAGTTGCGAAAGTTCGTGGTGGTG